TATAGTATATATATATTTTATATATAATATATCTTATCTTATGTTATAGTATGTCATAATCCTAATGAGTTGTCTTCACTATAATCTTTTTCTTGTATCCAAATTAAACAAGGAGTATTATTTTGTGTTGTATTGGGTTTTGAATTAGAAACAATTCCCATTTTAATTAATTCTTGATTTTCCATTATTTGTTGTTTAACTGATTTTACATTGACTTTTTTACCATAAGTTTCCTTATATTTAGAAATGACTTGTGTTAAAGTCTTGTGAGGAATATTTTTATCGTTAATGTATTTTTGTTTAGACTCTTCAGTCATTTCATTTAAGATAGTGTAATTTGACATAATAAAATTATAAATTGGATCATTATCCCTCATCAAATCCGATGTTTCTTCTTTAATACAATCAGGTACATATAATTCATTAAATGGACTCATAAGAATAACCCAGAAAAGTGCTTGTCTATGTTCTAATTTAAAACTTTCTTCTTTGTAAGATTCATTTATTTCAAAAAATATATCCGGTTGTGCTTTAATTTTTTCTTTATAACTCGTAAATTGTTTTTTAAACGGTATTTTAATTATTCTTTCTTGCATAGCATTTGAATTACCACCTTTTGTAAATTCAGGCATTTCATTTTCTTCAATAATATAAGTCCCCGTATTTGAAACAACACAATCGTTGGAATGATTAAATCTTGCATTTAATCTTTGATTACCAGTTAATCGTTTAATTGTATCAATTTGTAATTTTCCTTCATTGGAAGGTTCGCTTGTAATTATTAATCTTTTTAATGATATATTTGCTAATTCAGGGTTTGAACCCGATTTTTGTTTTTCACTAAATGTAAGTGGTGTACCTTCATAAAAATAATTACCTAAAGTTTCTGCTAATAATTCGTGAATTAATCCTTTACCATTACGACCTCTACCTTCCCAAATTACAAACTTTTCAAGAAGAGAACCATAAAATCCTTTTCTAATAACAGAAATCATACAGTTATAAATTTCCTCCTCAGGTTGAATGTCATTTAGTAAAAATGTTATTGTTTCTATTTGTTTTTCTGTTGGTTGTACCCATTTATAACCAGTGTTCATTGTAATATAATCATATTTAGAAAGATTAACTATTTTTCTTTCATCCAAATTAAAAACACAATTAGTAAAACAAATAAGTTCAGGTCTTAATAAATCAAATTTATATTCTTTTTTGTATTGAATCATCAATGTAATTATTTCATTGACTATTGCAAGTTTTGTCTTATTTCCTGTTATTTTAGTGTAAAAAGCATTCCATTTTTTATAGTCAGTGTCATCTTTTAATTCTTTTGGTGATTTACCTTTGTATTTTTTTAGTTTATTAACAATCATAGGTTTAAATACATTCAAAAGTTCAATAAGAATATGTTTTTCAACAGATTTTGAAATCCAAAACCCAGTATTTTTATCCCACAAGTAAATTGTATCATTCATATCCATAATCATACTATCACCCATTATTTCAATAAATTTCTCTGCTACATCATTATCACTTACACTATCACATTCATCACTAAAATAACGACTTTTAATTTCCATATATGCTTCTTCGTTAGATTTGTTAGCATAATATTCTATTGTTCCCCAAGAACAATTACTTTCTTTGAAACTATCAATAGTTTTAATTACATCTTCTTTTCCTTGGTAATTACCTGCTCTTTGTGAAACTGAATCACAAAGGTCAATATCATTTGTTTCAGTATTTAAACCAATCATTATACGATACCAAGAATCTCTATCCTGTAGATATTTTTTATCAATAAGATTTAGTATAGCACTTTTTTCATCATCAAGTTTAGAAGATTTAATAGTGTGATTAATACTTTCATTAGATTTAGGTACTTTTTTAGGAAAATCAATAAAATACTTTAATTTAGATACATCAATAACATTACTCTCAGTCATTGGTTCAAAAAGAGTATTATAACATAAATCAATATTTCCATATTCAGTTTTAACCCAACCTGCTTTATTTACACAGGGGTCGTTTTCATGAACCTTGAACCAAAGATGTTTTTTTCCTCTTGTAGAAGTTGTTACAAATCCTCCATATTTTTCTAAATATACATTTGTATATTCTTGTAGTTTTTCTGGATATTTATTTGGGTCAATATCAATATCTATAACACCAAAACCTGAACCTTTAAGATATGTTAGATGAGTGTTATGTCTCCCGTATTGATTACTTGAACGATGAATATTACATTTTTTAAAACCCCAAGATTCCCAACCACTATGTCTATCATTTGGATTTAATTTTTTACCACTAGGTGTTACTTCAAGCGATACATTTATGTAAGGTATTTTACAATCAACAAAAAATTTTTGAATGTTTATAATGTTAGTATTAAATGGTATTTCATTATTACCAGTAACAAAACCACAGAAATCATTATTGCTTTCATTGGGAAACATTTTACTATATATTTCATTAAAATAATCAAAAAATAATAATTTAGAAATTTATTTAAAAAAATGTGTATAATAAAATATGCCGAAACCTAAACTCATACAATTTTCTACTAATGATCCACCAGTTGTTGTTGAAGAACCAGATGTCTTTACAAAAAAACCAACCCAACCTAAAAAATTCGTACCACCTCAACAGGATTTGGAAGTAAAAGTTCCAGATAATGAAGAAGATATGAAAAAATCAATGATGAATAAATTAGAAGAGTATGTAGATGCACCGGAGGAACCAATTCCACCAGTTCAAAAGAAACAGATATCTCAACGACAACGAGAACATCTAAAAAATCTACATGCATCAAGAAAGAAAAAAACAGCAGAAGCGAGGGCAACTACTGTAAATCCACCACCGTCACAGGTACAACCAGAACGACCTACAACTAATATGGGAAATGATGATAAAGAGTTTGAAAGATGGGTAAATAATTTTGAAAAATTTGATAAAGTAATGACACTTAGACAAGAAAAAGAACGAAAAAAACTTGAAGAAGAAGCAAAAAAAGAAGCAGAAATGGAAGCAAAAATTCGTAAAAAAATTAAGGATGAGGATTTACAAAGAAGAGGACAACAACCAAGACAAACACAATCAGTAAATAACACTCCAAGTGTATTACAACAACCAAACGAAAGCAGATTCGGAAAATACGGCAGTATGTTTGGATATTGAGTAAAAAATTTTTTTATATAATAAATTTTTATTATAAAAATGAGTGTTAATATCGTAAATGTGGAAAAAGTTGAAATTCTTCCGTCCAATCAACCGAACAACAATACTTATTCATTTCGCGGAGGTAATCCAATTATCTCACTTCAAATACCAGCACAGGCAAAATACCTTCGTGCTTCTTCTCTAAGAATCAATGGTACATTTAAAATCTCGGGACAGAATGTGAATGGTGGAGCAGTTCAAACCCCAGATAATAACAACCTTAAAGCAGGAGGAACTTCAAGTATTAAATTGTCATCTCGTGTAGGTGTTAATAGTTGTTTTCAAAATGTGGTTCTTGTAAGTGCTTCTTCAAATCAATCATTAGAAAGTATTAGAAACTACGGAAGACTTGTTACATCTTTGCTCTCTTCTACACATTCGGGACAGGACTTAGCAACTGAAAAATCAGCAACCGCAGTCCTAAATGGTTTGAACTCATCATCAAGTGTTATGTGTAATAATGCAACTCGTTTTAGTGTTCCCCTTTATGCCGGTATGCTTATGGGTTCAGGTTTGATTCCACTATCTGCTATTGGTGGATTACAAATTAATCTGGAATTATGTAGTGACAATCAACTCCTTTCGGGAACTCATGCTGGAACTGGAAACGGGGCATTTTATGAACTATCGGATGTTTCCTTAACTTGTGATTTAGCAGTTGCGGATGCGGAAGGAACACAAGCACTCGCACAAGGCGGTTCTGGTGCTCTTTCTTACAATTCATGGAGTTCTCTATACTCAGTTATTAATTCCAGTGATGCTACACAAACTTATAATCTCGCAAATAGTCAAGTTTTATCTGTTTTACATAACTTTATTCCAGTTTCTCATACAAATAATTATGGTCAGGATGGGTTTTCTACCGGTATGTTAAAGAATCAAAACGGAGGTAATTACAATGTTGATGTTGATTTGAAACGAGTTTCATTTTCCCGTGGAGGTGTGAGATTAGGATTAGATTATGAAATGGATTGTTCTGTTCAGTCGGCAGCAAAAATACCAGAAACACAGGTTATGCTCAACTATTTATCAGCATTTCAAACAATCGGTAGAATGTTGAATAGTCGTCAGTTGCTAGGGTACGGTGGAAATGCATTAAGGGCAGATAGACCAGATAATAAAGAAAATAATAGACTTGAGGGTAAATCAGCAGATGCTGAACGAAATTTTGGTATTGGACTTGCTCTTGATCCTATTAGTGATGTAGGTGTGAATTTTAAAGGAATGTCATATGCAACCCGAATTGTTTCCACTTTGGACGGTAATTCACCAAATGCGGTACATACACATCTTCTATCTAAAAATACATTAAATTATTCGCCAAATGGAATATTTATTCAATCTTAAAATCATTGTTAAAGAATAAAAAAAAATTTTTTATATAATAAATTTTTATTATAAAAAATGTCATTACCAAGTATCCTAAAAGTTGGAGTTTTACCATCAGTTCAAAATATGAATATAGACACGAGTGTTTTAGATCCTATAAATATAAGTGATTCCGAATGTGTCTTTCAAATTCCCCGAAATGGAATTCTTGACGGAGGAAGTATGATTTCTTTAGCAGTACGAACGGCAACTGGTGTTTCCGATGCTTTCTTCCCTGTAAAAACCGGTGCATATTCACTCATTAAATCTGCTCATTTGCTCATTGGTGGTAAAGAAATTGCTTCTTGTGAAGATTGTGCCGAATACGAAACTATGGTGTCTCAATTCACAACCCCTGAACATAGAGCATTCGTAGAATCAGTGAAATCATTTCGTTCTATGGATAGATATGTTGAGGTTGATGAAGCGACCGGTCGCCTTTTACCACAAGATTTAGATTATGGAACTTTTGCAAACGATGCTAGTGCTCGTGCTACAGTTCCAGCAAATCTTAAACCCACAGATAACGATTCAACAACACCAGTTGCAAGTGTTCCATTATCAAGTCTAATTCCATTTATGAGGAGCAGACAACTTCCTTTATTTACAATAAAAGAAAATGTATTTATTAGACTCGTATTTAATACTCAGTCTTCTACCACAGATGGTACCATTTGTTGTTTCCCATCTGGGAGTGGTTCATCAGGGGTGGTAGTCCCCAGTAGAGTTAATATTAAATTCTATGCTGATCATTTATATTATGAGGATAATACTATGCAAGAGGTACAAAGTCAAGTTTTTAGTGAGAAAGGACTTTCTTATCTCTACGAAGACTCTATACTTACTGTTGCCCAAATTCCTGCTTCAGCGAATCCAAATTTAGGTTCGGTCGCTGAACAATCCGTAGAAAGAGATGTAGCAGTTGCAGGGAGAGTTGTCCGTTCTATGATGGTAGCAGAAAAATTTACCACTCTTGGTGATAATGCAGGTGCTGGTGTTCTAGGAAAGTATATGTCAAATGATTTACAGACTGATACAACTTATAACTGGAGAATTAATGAACAAAGACTCTATGACCGAGATGTTTCTGCTCCATCACACAAATATACAGAACTTGGTAAAGTTCTTGGAATGCCTCTACAAGTTCCATCGCAATTGTATTCATTTGATGTTGATTCTGATAAAGACTCTACAGATAAAGCACTTAACCAAAATTCAGTTTATATTGGACAGATTGAGTCGTACCAATTACCAACGGCAACCAACACAGCAGCAACACAGGATATTCGGGCAACATCACATTATCTCGGTGTTGATTTAACTACATCTGGTTTAAATGTTTTAGGAAATGGTACAAGGGTTTCATCTAAACCAATTATTTTAACTAAAAATTACAAAAGAACGAATGGTAAAAATCAGGCAAGAGAGATCAGAGTTTATGCGAATGTGGAAAGAATGATTACTATCCGTGGCGGTAGTGTGGTAGTTTCAGCATAAAAAAATTTGATTTTTTTAAAAAAAAATTTAAAAATGTCGTCTCCTATTGAATCAACTACAGAGCAAATGGTTAGTTTAATTGATAACATTAAAGGCGACATACCAGACCAAAAATACATTGAATTAATGGATAAATTGAAAGAATTAAATGAAGAAGAAAAAACATATAAATATGTTATAACACATACTTGCTATAGAGCAATGACTATTTGTAATGGAAATGATATTAAAATTAAGGTGAATAGAGAAATTAAAGAAATATTAGTAGAATTAAAAGAACCATTACAAATTGATTCAAATGGTATTTATGAATGTTTAGGAGATACATTTTTATATTATTGTATTAATAAGAAAAATCTTAGTACGCAATCTTGTAGGTGTATAAATAGTTTTGATGAAGATGAATTTGATTTAGAAGTAGAACTTCCGCAAGATGTTATTATCAATGTTAGAAAATTAGATTAAAAAAATTAACTCATTATATATAAATATATACATAATGATTTAAAAATATTTTTTTATTTAAAAAAAACTATACTAAAATATGTTTTCTGCTAATACTCAAAATGCCTATATTCCATCCAAATCAGTCGCAATTAAACCAGAGGTTGTCTCAGAAGTATCACCATCTGATGAAATACGGATTCATATTCCATCATTTGTTGGTTTTCTTGCTCCAGAAGAAACTAAACTAAAAATGGTTTTAACTATGAAAAATTGTCGTGGACAAATTGCTCCCGACCATCGTGCTGGTGGAGTTCATTCACTATTTAGGCAGGTATTGTATCGGGATGGCGGAAATGCTACCACTCTTGAATTGAATGAAGACTATAATGCATATAAGGCAATGATGAATCATTACACTAAATCACCATCAGTTCTTCATAAAGGAGAACTATTTGAGGGTGTACAAGATGTAATTGGAACTAAACATGGCGATAAGACATTGTATTATGAAGCAATAGATGTTGATGGAGGTGCTACTGCTACAGCACCAGATACCAGTGTTAGAGTTGCTCACGATGTTATGGTTCAGTTTCAGTTAAACTCTGGAATTTTTAAACAGGGAAACATCATCCCAGTTTCCAGTATGAATGGTATGCGAATGCAATTACAAACTGACGATTTCTTAAGAAGTTGTGTTTTGGTTTCTCGTCAAGGTGAAAAAAACGATGTAGAAGGGGATGTTAAACTTACGACCACAGATAAAGCACAGGGTAGTGAAATTCGCACTACTGCCGATGCTCCTGCCGGTAACGGTGCTGGTCTTACTGGTTATATCGCATTAACCGACATAGACCACGATAACAACCCTTTTGCTGTGAATGATATTCTATACATTGCCGACGGTGACGGTGCTTTTACAAATGAAGAAGCATTAGGAACGATTCTTGGGTTTTTCCGCACAGGAGGAACACTACTTGGTATTAATTACAATCCTAATAGAAATACTGGAGCAGGTCTAGCACATGCCCATGCATTCGCTGGTGATGGTTCAGTTCTTTATTTCAAAGGTGAAGATAGAGAGAAAGCGGGACAGTTCCATACTCTCGCTGATATTGATGGTAACAATTTTTCAGGTAGTTATTTAGCACCAACTTATGAATTAAGTGAAATTGAGATGATGTGTCAATCAGTGCAACCACCACCTGAGTATGTTGAAGGATTACTTCGTGCCGCCAACTCATCTACTGGTATATCATTTGATATTATGAGTTATGAATTATACAGGCACAATCAAGCGAACACTACGGGACTTATGCAATCGCAAATCCCGACCCTAATGACTCGTGCTAAATCTTTATTCTCACAACCGTTAGCAACAGCAAGTGCAACAGCAAGAAGTATTAATGCTCATTCGCTTTCAGGTATAGTAGATAATGCACAGACTTACGAATGGATACACGGTGTTAAACACATGCCTTCCCGACTTGCTCCACTTCAAAGATATTCTCAGGTTGTTACTGCTAATACTGGACTTGTTCGTGCCGAAGCATTACATATGTCAGAATTACAAAAAGCAATTGTTAATGTTGGCGAAAGAGTTCTGAATCTCCAAGATATTTCACACAATTTCGTATTATCTCGGGCACTTACTAAATACGGACAAATTCAGGATTTATCACAGCAAACACTATCACTACGAGTTGATTACCTAAACGGAACTCAACAGAAAATATTTAACAATTATGTTGTAGGTGTAAGGAGAATTCGTGTATCATCTTCTGGTGTTGATGCTTCATTTTAGATATTTCTACCCGAATTAAAAAGATATTTCTATTTGATTTTTTAAAAAAAATTTTAAAAAACAATGACTGACACTATGGATATGTTGAATCAACTACCAGAATTCTTTACCCAACTTAAAACTAAACTTACACTCCAAGAAGAAAGGATTAAACAATTGGAAGAACAAGTAGAAGCAAACGATAGAATTGAAGAAAGAATGATTGCTATACAAACAAAAGAACGAGTTAAATTTGAAGAAGAGAAAATGAAATGGGAAAAGATTGAAAAGAAACAAGAATTAATGATTCAAGACATTACTGAATTAGGAAAAATGAAAGAAGACTCAATAAAAATTTTAAAGAACAAAATAAAATTACAGATAGAAATAAATGATAAATTACATGAAAAAATAGAAGAATTAAGTGAAGAATTAGGTAGTATGGAAGAAAAATTAGAAGAATATGAAGATAATTTTGAGAGAGTAGAAGAACAAGAAGAAATAATTGAAAGTCAAAAAGAAATAATTGAAAAACTAAATAAGAAATTAGAAAAGAAAAAATACAATAAGAAATACCAAGAAGAACACAAGGAAAAGGTAGCAAAAAAGAAAAAACAGACAGAACCAAAAAAGAAAGCATACCTACAAAAAGCAGAACTATTAGTATGTCCTTGTTTAGCAAATCAAAAAAAGACAACATTTAGAAGGGATGGTAAATCAGGGCATTTGAAAAGTAAAGTTCATCAAGAATGGTATTTAGCAAATCCTGATTGGGAAGAACCTGAAATTTGGAAAGGGGAAAATTCAACATTACATACCAAAACAGAAGAAGAAATAAATGAATTGTATGATATAGAAAAATCAAAAACACCAGTTAGGACATCAGTTTCTTCTACCTAATGAACTATCTAATAGTGATGATTTAAAATTAACAACAGGTATAGGTTTAGGTTTAGGTTTAAAAATTTTTTTCAATCTTTGGTACAATGACATATTTTAATTAAGAATTTCTTAATTAAAAAAATGAAATGGTTTTCATTAAAAAAAAGATGGAAAAGAACCTATGATAGTTGGAGTGAAAAAAAAAAGAAGAAGTTATTTTTTTTATTTATTGATAATTTTGATATAGATGATAATTATGATTGTGGTTCAATTAAATTATGAACCAACAAAGGTATCTGCTTTAACAAGTATTTCTGCTGCCGGATTTTGTTTTTGTGTCATTTTTTCTGCTAACCTATCAAACATTCTTTCTTGTTTCTTTTCTGGACTCTCTCTAAATTTAATAGTTGCTCTACATTCACCTTTAACATAATCACTTAATTTACCATCCGGTTTTCTTAACTGTAGTGTTAGTTGATTAATCTGTGTCTCTCTACCATTATTAATTTTTATCCAATCTTCATAGGGTGCTTCATAGGAAACTAATGTTTTAATTTCATCACTTCGTGTAAGAGAATCAAAAGGAATAACTTTAATTGTTTTGTATCTCTGTGATGACTCACCTTCTAAACTTTTAACATTGGAAAGTTCAGGAAGACTTACTGATAAAGTTTTTTCAAGAACAACAAATCCCGTAGGTCTAATATCACCTGTAATAGTTCTTGTTGGGATATCAACTTGGTATGTTGTTTTTTCAAAACCAATAGTTTCACCTACACTTCCTGTATATGGTTCAAGTCTAATTCTTCTAAAAGCACCACCACCTACTTCATCAATATCATCTTGTGTAATTTTACCTAATCTTAAACATAAAACCTCATCTAAAAATGAACCTCCACCACCATTAGAACGAGCAGTTCCTGAACTTGCTTGCTGTGCTCCTCCAACTCTATCTGCTGGGTCGTCATTTAAGTTTTCACTAGGGGTATTTCCAAGCATATAATATTCATATCTACTAAAAGTTTCTTGATTATTATATTTAGTCATTATATTATCAACTGGATTTTCAGTTAAACCTACAAATGCAAAGATGGGTTCAGTAATAATTTGTGGTCTATTTCCAACATGTGTTGCTAAAAACGGATTTCCATTCGCAAATGAAGTTGAAGTGATAGTTATATTTCGTCTATTTGTTGATAGAGTTATAGTCCCGAGACTCGCTGCTACATTCTGTGGGGTATTATTATCTTGGTAAAGAGTCCATTTTGTAATTTCTCTTGTTGTTTTTTTGTATGCTAATCCATTTGTTTCTGTTGTGGGGACTTCACTATCATCGGTAGTAGTTGGTGCAACAGCAATACTAATAGTTCCATCATATCCATTAGTAGTATCATTATTAAATTGAATAGTATATGTATTTCCTGCAGTAGTAGAACCTTGAATATCTTGTTGAAATTGGGATGGTGTATCACCAGTATCACTACCTAAATTAAAATCAACAATAACATTTTGTGCAACTCCTGCTTCTGTATTTCTTTTAAATGTCAAAGTAGGGATAGGACATACGATAGATTGTGTGTAAGCATTATTTAACACTGAAGCAGATACTCGAGCATCTCCAGCACCAGTTCCAAACGGGGTAATACCTGTAATAGTAGTAGGAACTCCAAGTGTGCTATATACAACACCTCCAAAAATTATAGGATGGGGTGCTACACCATTTGATGTGTCATTCATAGTTTCTTGATAAACTTTCGCTTTATTATCAGCACTACCATCACTAAAAACTTGGTCATTATTACCTCCAGTTGAAAAAGCAACTTGTGAAAACTCTCCACCTGCTCCATTATTTTTATATAATTGAACTAAATATGCCCGAGTTCTATACACAGCAACTACTCTAACCAAAAGAACATCAGTACAAGCAGTAAGAATTCCAGCAAGGTTAATTTTTCTTAACACTATAGTATCAACTTCGGTATCAACAGGTGGTTCATCGTATGCAACTGGTAGGGCATAACTAATTTCTAAAATATTATCAGCATTACTATCAACATAAGTTTCAACTTTAAATTCCATTGCAAGATTGTTAAATCCAGTTGAATCAAGTTCATTGCCGAAATAATCCGATGAACCCCCAACTTGTAAAGGACTTGCTATACCAAATGTTTTTTCTTCAATTTGTGGTGTAGCAGTAGCAGATGAACCATCACCGAATGCATGAAAAGTGCAGTCAGTGAAACCACACCCACCTATTTCTCCTAACCCTGTGCCTTGTGTGTAAAGAACCATACCCTTACTATCAGCAAAAGCGGTAGTATTACCATCTGGGTCTTGCGGTACATCAGGACATGCTACTTTTTTAGGTGTATAAGGAACTGAACCATTAGCGAAATGATTATGTGTTGCAGTTGTAATAATTGTATCATCAGGGACTTCTTGGGAATCACTACCCCAAGTTCCACCAGAAGCAGTTTCCAAACTTCCTCCAGTTTCAGTATAACTAATAGTAAATGTATCATCTGTTGGAGGATTTGCAATTGGATTTGAAGCAACAAAAGCACAACTAAAAGTATAATATCTAAATCTATTTACTTCATTCATTGCTCTTGCAATTTCTACTGCTAATTCAACACCTGTATATTCACCTGTTTTTAGAATAGCAATATCATACATAGCATAACCTGTATCTCCAAAATTAAATATTAATTTATTATTACCTCCTGAAGAAGCAGGATTATCACCACCTCTGATAAAATAACCATCACTACCTGAGGGTACAGAGAAAGTAATGTTTGTTAGGCATACCTCACTATCAGGTTCTATAACTAATGCTTGTGGGAAATGATTCGTAAAGTTAAATGGTTGTCGTGATGATGAAACAAAGGGTATATTGTCGGAGACACTTGATAATGATACAAGACTCATATTTTATATAAATTTATTATTATAAAAAAATATTATTAAAAATGTTTAAGACTACATTTCACAAAGACGAAATTGTAGAACAGAGTTTAAAAGGACATGCCTCACTAAACAAAATGGAAAAAATCACAAAAAAAGAACACCTAGAAAAAGAACTACCAATTAATCCAAAATTTATTTTTGATGATTATAAAAAAAATAAAAATGATAAGGGTAAAAAATATCGCAAACCCGCTCCAGAAACCGATGGCGGAAAGAAAAAGGGGAAAGTAATCAGTATTGAAGACTGGTAGTATATTAACAAGAATGAATTTTTAACAAAAAATGGATATGTTGTTAAGAAGAAATCTTCCAATTGAGTTGGTGGAAATCATATGTAGAATGGTACACGAAAAGTATATGTATGACATATGTGAGGAGATAAAGTATTCTATTGTATGGATACAGATAAAAACGGGTGAGAAATCTTTTTTGATAGGTAATTTAAGAAAGAATATTTATTATCCGTTATTAGATTATCAAATGATTAATCATAAGAAATCAATATACATTTAGAGGAAAAATTAAATAAATGGACGAAATACAATTATTTAATGACGATTGTTTTAATGTTTTTCCAAAATTAGAACCAAAATCTGTAAGTTTATTTGTATTAGATTTACCGTATAATATAACAGCATGTAAGTGGGATAAGGAAGTTATACCATTAGATAAGATGTGGGAGAATATAAAAAGAGTAATGAAACCTGATGGAATTGTTGTAATGTTTTGTACAACTAAATTTGGATATTCACTTATACATAGTAATCCAAAATGGTTTCGTTATGATATAATATGGAAAAAATCTCGTAAGGTAGGTTTCTTAAATGCAAATAAAATGCCACTTAGACAACACGAAAATATATATATATTTAAAGAAGAACTGGGAACATATAACCCACAGAAAACAGAGGGAAAACCATATAAAGTAAAAGGTGGAAATACCAGATCATCCAGTGCTAATAATAGGGATGGACTTCTACAAACCCCAATTACTAATAATGGTGATAGACACCCCACCAGTATTATAGAGCACGAAAATATATATATATTCAAAGAAGAATTAGGGACATATAATCCACAGAAAGTAGCAGGAACACCATATAAAGTAAAAGGTGGAAATATAAAACCATTGACACTATATGCTAGAGGTGTGAATAATCAAGAAATTATGCAAACCCCAATTACTAATAATGGTGATAGATACCCAAGTTCTATAATAGACCACGAAAATATATATATATTCAAAGATAAACTGGGGACATATAACCCACAGAAAACAGAAGGAAAACCATATAATAGAGTTAAAGATGGTATTGATAAACCCTGTGCTTATGGTGAAATTGAAAGACTTGGAACTAATAATGCAACTGGTGATAGACACCCAAGTTCTTTAATTAATTATGAAGGTGATACGGTACTTGCATATAATAACCCTACTAAAACTATTCATAAAACACAAAAACCTGTTGAATTATGTGAATGGTTAATTAAAACATATTCAAATGAGGGTGAAACAATAATGGATTTTACAATGGGTTCGGGGACAACTGGTGTTGCTTGTATGAATACAAAAAGAAAATTTATAGGTGTTGAAAAAGATGAAGAAATATATAAAATAGCAGAAGAGAGAATAACAAATCATATTTGTCCAACCCAAGTTTTAAAACCTGAGTTAAAAACAAAAACGAAAAAAAATAAAAACAATAAAAAAAAATAAAAAAAATAAAAAAAAAATAAAAAAAAACAACAAACTTAGTTCGGGGAAACAACAACAACTCAACCCCACTGTCAAAACTTACTACGGGGGTAAAAAAACATATACACTATATAGTCCATTCTGGACTATATAGTGTATATGTTTTTTTACCCCCGTA